ACGGAGTTATTTGCAAGACCTCTGTGTGGATTGTCATTATACCATGCTCCCATTTTAGCTTCTCGCATTCTGCGATCAGTCAAGTTAGATAAAGAGATAAGAGCAGACCGTCGTACTCCACCAACTACAACGATCTGTCCTATCATACACATGATGTCATGCACTTCGATAGAGGATAGCTTACGACCAACTGCCTGTTTGAAAGTATCTATTACAAAATCGAATAGTTGTTTCAATGGATCAGGTCCACTGGCTCTTCCTCCAAAGGTCTTGAGTCTAGCACCAGCAGGTCTTACTTTACTAAAGTCAAAGTTAGGTATATCACCTTCGTAAAGGTGTGAGATAAGTTTCTTAAATGCCTTAGCCCAGCCTAACTTGCTATCTTCTACGACGATAACATCATCACATAATTCTACTTTCTCTGGTACTTCAGGTAGTCTATTAGTCTCTTGTCTTTCACAACTAAAGCCTACACCAGTACCATTCATTAGAATATATAGAGCTTCTGAGAAAGCTCTCTTATTATTAACAGCTAGATAACTACAGTTATATGCTGCTATATTGTCTCGTTCACATGCCTCACCTGCAGTCATCATAAGACGCATGGATGGCATGACTTCTAAGTTTAGTATGGATTGTTTTAGCTCGCTTATATCTTTCTTTAGATCTGGAGCTTTTGTTTCTAGGTAGTCAGTAAGTCTAGTTACTGTTTCATCCCAGGTTTCTCTTCTATTCTTTTCTGGTATAAATCTTGCGTATCTGCTTGAGTGTATTACTTGTTGGTAAATACTAGGTAATGTTGTCGCCATAAAAATCGTATCCTTCTTTATCTAAAATCAGATCTGCTTCCAGATCTTCTAAGTTATCTTCTATCTTGTCTTGAAACTTTTCAATTATATCTTTACTAGAAATGTCTAAGACTTCTAGTAAAGTTATCTCATCTATGTCTTCAAGCCTTTCACATACTTCTTGAAACGTCAGAGCCATATTATTTCTTCTCCACCTTTTTAGTCTCTTCTGTTTTTCTTTTAAAGATTCTATCGTAATTGTCTTCATACTTTTTATTGTTTGCCTTTGAATTAAACTTAGCACTTTCAAACTTTGTCATGTTGTAAATCCTTTAACATCTCTATGAAGTGAATAGCTTTGTCAAGATCTTGAACCCCTCCCTTATCTCTCCATCTACATAGATACTTGATTGCACATCCCTCTATAAAAGGAATGTTGTTTTTGTAAATAAACTCAGTAGGTTGTATTACAAACTTAGTATAATGATTACCACCTATTTGTTTTTTTAACGATTGTACCATTATTATATCACTTTCTTTTACGTTTGTCAAGACCATATTTCATATTTATGTAATTTAATGAGACTGCCATCTCATCAAAGCTACCATTTTTTACTTCATGTAACACATAAAATCCTCTCCAATGGTTATTACCTTGAGAGCTTAAATACTCTTCATCATGTTCATAGCAACTACCTGCTATAATAGCTGTGATTTCAGAACCATCTGCTTTTCTAGCGTAGGCAATCTGTCTACCTTGTTGATGACCTGCAAAGCATGACATGTGTTTTTTCGTAATGAGAGCTTGTGCTGACGTAACTGGTCTTCCCATGACACCACTTGCAAAATAATGACTGTAAGCAATACCATCGACCACAACCACGTCAAGAAAAGGATAGACTTCCCAACCATAGTGTTCATAATTTAAATCTCCTATACTAATAAGTTCTTCTAACTTACGATCATTGTTAACTGCACGATCAATACGATCCTCATGATTACCTAATGTAAGTATCATACGAGGTTTGTATTGTTTCTTTCTTAGCTTAGCTTGTCTATCTTGTAGCTTACGAAGAGGACCTAGCAATGCTTCCATACCTTTGTGCGCAGCACGTATGTCAGCCTTGTATGTTCTACCTTCAAAAACTTTCTTGCCTATATCATATGATGATAAGCTAGGCATATCAGCAAAGTCTCCAATACAGACAATAACATCTGGTTGTTTTTCTACTATATACTTACCTATATTCTCTAAGTATTTAACAGAAATGCCAGGCTTAACCTGGCAATCTGGAATGACTAAGTGTTTCATTGTAACGTCCCTCCTGGTTTTATATCTTCTTCTATTTTGAACTCAGCATCACCTTCATGCATCTTAATAATGCCAGCTCTTATCAGATCTTTAATTGCATGATCCATTAAGAACTCTGCTTCTACTTCATCTACACTGAAGTCAAAGTCGTATGAACCATCCTCATTTTTTCTTAAGTTTTTTATAATCATTAATCCAATCCTTTCTATAATCTAACCATAAGAATCCATTTTTAGTAGCCCATTCTCCATAGGTAGTTTTACTTCTTTTAGTTATTTTATTATCAGCGTTCATAAATAAAAAGATAATAGTTATATGTGGGTTGGAATCTCTAAACCAAATCATCTTTTGTCTTGTAGCTAAATCTAATTTGCCTTTAGCTTCTATGTAAATGTTACGAGCCATCTTAAAGTCTGGTATATACTTACGATGTATGATTGGTTGTATATACTCATGTTTATCAGGCTCATACTTTACTGATGGGTAATACTTACGTAGGTCTTTCCAGACCTCCGCTTCAAACTTACTCTTAAATGCTGGCATATCTTTCCTTATATTTTTGTCTATCATTACGAAGTATCCATAGACAGCTAGCATTCATGAGAAACTCTTCTTCATTACCGTATGCATCTAATACTATTCGTACCATTTCTTGTTCTGATTTAGCATTTGCAAGTAGGACTTTTGCTTTCTTATCACCCATTCCTTGAATGCCTTTAATATTGTCACTACGATCTCCTTTAATACATTGCTCATAGAATAGACGAAGACCTTCTAGTTCTGTTTGTTCAACAAAAGTATCAGGTCTTGTCCAACCTTTACCATTAATCTCCCAAGAGAAGTGTTGACCTGGAATCTGTAACAAGTCTTTATCTAAACTACATATGATAGTATCATCAGTCTGATAGATACCAAGCATATCATCTGCTTCAAGTCCCTCATCTGCTACCTCAGCATTAAGTTCGTTAACTGCCCATGCTCTTAAGTCATCAAGGTGTTTAGGCTTTGGTGCAGTTCTGTTAGCTTTATACTCAGGGTAGATTTGTTTCCTGAAGTTATTAGTACCTGTTAAGAAAGCTCTATAAGAGCTAGCTTTTGTCTTCTCAAGAATCTGATCAAACAAGTCGTTAGCTCTGTATATAGCTATACCTAAGTCGTCATTCTCTGCGCTTGCAGCACATCGAAAGCACACTAAATCTTGGTCGATTAAAGCTTCCATGTTAGTAAGGAATGTCTCCAGTTAAGTCATCAATACTTGTATTAGAGGATGATGAATCACCCTCCATTACAAACCGTTCATACTTTGTTGCTAGTTGAATTACTTGATCTGGTGTTAATGGACTCCCATGTGTAGCTAGAGTCGCTACTGCATTGGATAAAGAGCTTTGACGCACTATCATTAGTTGACGTAGTGCTCTTTCTTCCTTTGTCTCGTAGTTACTTCCAGTTACTCTATTGGTTGCTTTCGCAGCTGTAGAGGACTGAGCTACGCTTCTGTCTGTAGGCGCAGGCTCAGCCTCTCCATCCGCTAAGATCTTAGTCCACTGCCAGTATCCAGCATCATCTTTCTCTGTTGCTACGTTTACTACATCTCCTTTCTCCCAGGTCTGTGCTACTCTGAACACGTCTGGATTACTAAACGACATTAGTTTTTTGTTAGCTACCCTACCATCATTACCTTTGTATGTAATTTCAATAGACTGATACTGTCTACCATTACGGTTAGTACTGGTGGTTGGTTGTGATACATCAATAATATTTAATTCCATTCTACTGTCTCCATGTTACCCCATGTAGGTCCAATTTCACATTCAACTCTCATGGGTAAGTTAAATGTTTTACCAAACAACTTCTCAAAGTTCTTTGGCACATCGTTAAAACACTCATCAACAATTTTAACTATACTATTATTATCCCATACTTTAGAATCAAAGTCAAGTATAATTGAATCGTGAACAGTATTAATTAGTTTGACTCCTTCTTTATCAAGAAGTCTATTACGTAAGGATACTCTTGCTATTGACATTAAGTCAGCACCTAAGCCCTGCACTGGATAGTTTAGTATCTTAGTGCGTGGATATTTAACTCCATAGCTCGTAACCTCTGGTTCGTAGTTATACACACGACCAGTAGGCATAGTAAGTTTCCTATCTCGTTTTGCTAAGAACATTATTTCATCATGCCACTCCTTTAGTTTAATATATTTTTTATAGAACTGGTCAATAATATTTTGCCAGTATTTTTCATCACCAATGTCTTTGAAGTTAGGATCATTGGCATAAGAGTATGCACTACCACCATAGATTAATCTAAACACGAATGTCTTAGCGATTAACCTAGAAGGTAATCCAAACCTCTTCTGGTTATCAGAGTGCATGTCAGTACCATCCCATATCTCTTTGATAGCCAAAGAATCTTGGCTAAGATATGCAGCACCTACCCACTCTAACTGTTTAGCATCAGCCTGCAATAACATTATCTATCCATTTTGTATATGTAACTCCGTAAAATGTAAATATTAAAACAATACTCATTAATACTATAATAATTTTATCCTTCATAACAATCACCTTGAAAATCTTGACAAGAACAAGGACTTGATTTCTCCGTCGAAGTTCTGCAGGTTTGGTCTGCTACTTGAGAGTCTTCCTGTTCTTGCAACGCATTGATTAAGTTGTCCATGTATTTCTCCTTTAGTCCAGTTATTATCATCAATCAATTTACATAGTCCTACATAGTAAGTTGATCTCCGTTTCTCTAGAGTAGCTCTTGTTAAGAGTATATCTAGAATCTCTTTACCTTCCTTGTTAGGTTTGAGTGAGCGTAAGGTCTTTTCATCAGTAGAGTAAAGACCTTCTTTAGCGAGCTCAGATCCTGCAAGGGGTTTGATCTTTCTTGGTAGTTCTATTTCTTCGTCGAACCACTGTAGCTTGACTTCACCAGCTCTACTGCCCGACTTGTAATGTCCAACAGGACGCTGACGCTTGTACTTAATAGTGCCACCATATAGGAAAGCACTAAGATGATCAACGCTATTAGGGTTAAAGCTGTCAAATTGATGGTACATATAGAGTCGTTTATCAAGCTTAGCAATTTGTTCTTCAAGTTCATCTCCTAATGTTTTACTCTTATCATAATCATATAGTATACCATTAAACTCCATCTCTTGCAAGACTAATAGGTCTTGATTATGCAAACTAACTAAACGTTTTAAGTGTGGTTGTTTGTTTAGTTCTTCCATTTGCTTGATCATGATCTGTTCTGTTAGCTTAACGTCTTGCTTAAGATAGTCAGTTAGTATGTCTTCAGGTATGTCAGGTGTATCTATACCATTCTTCCAATACTGTTCAGATACTATATCTAACTTGCTTTCTAGTCCATAGTGTTGAGCAACACCATTAAGACTAGGGTATGGGTTAGCTTGTCCGTCGAGTATAAACTGGACAAGCTGACAGTCCCATATTCTTTTGTTAGCAAATGTAATACCATATCTTGTTAACCAATGTAAATCAAACTTGATGTTGAACCCCACAAGAACAGTGGCAGAGTCAATAGACTCTTGGATTTTAAGGAGATTATCCTTGTAGGGCTCATCATCAAACTCTATGTTGTATAC